GCTTAGAATTGGAGGGCTTAGCCATGTCAACATTATTTGATGATGTCAACGATCCGTCCGTTTCGTCGGTTATCGGTAGTGCTGGCGCGGCTGAGCCAGCCAAGCCAAAAACTAAGAGAGTGAAGCGCAAAACAATAATTAATAATAATTTGCGCGGCGCTTCTTTCTTTTACAAAAAGCAGCGCGTGATGGCTGGTCAAGTCATAACTATGCCGGCTAAAGACGCTGAAAAATTTGTTATGGCAAGGCTTGCAGATTATGCCGATTAAAACGCAAAAAACAGACGGCACAATCATCCAGCAAGCGATTTTAGACGATGATTTAGTGCTGCATACCCGATTAATGCAGCCAGAACGCCAGGCGATTTTGCGCCATAACGCAGAGCTTAGACGCAACCCGGAAGCCTGGAAAAAAACCGATTTTGGCATGCGTACTGAGCTGAGCATCCCAGAGGTGGATTATATTTTACTTTTAAGAAAGTACCCGAAGTTAGGCAGTAAAAACGCACACGAAAAAACGCTTGCCTGGCAAGAGTTTATGCGTAGTTCTGAATGTGATCCCTACAGAGTGCGCGACAAAAAAAGGATTGTTAGGCCATGAGTTTAATACGTAGCAAGCAATCAATTTTAACCAGGCTTTCGCCCCATAACGCTAACAGCCGCTTTATAGTGCCAAACCGTCAACCGGGCGGTGATGGTCCACCACCTTTGGATAGTGGCTGGCTTATTGGCACAACAGATGCCGGCGGAGGTCAAACCGCCTATGGGTTCGCAGATAACTATGATTTTGGCGGCGGAACAATTTTGACGATTGGCGATCTTGATCCTCGCGTGTATCCCGAACTTTTCACACAAGGCGAAATTGCTGCGCTAGTTGTTCAGCCTTTCCCAGCTGCCGAGGGTGATGTCGCTTTTTGTATTATTGGCGCTAAAGATACGCCAATTAACAACGAAGAACTTATTTTTACAATTGACGGCACAGACTTTTATATTAGCGGGCGTGGCGTTCAAAGCTTCAACGATCTGCAGACGCAATACTTCGGCACCATGACGATCGTTAACGGCACACAACCAGACCCAGTGCCAGACTGTGTAATCGTGTTTGATTATTTAGAAGCAAATAAGGATAAATATTTGCCCTTGGTACCTGTGCCTGTGCCTAATCCATATCTGGCAATTGGTAAAGGCGAGAGCAAAACAGTACCCGGTTTGATGTATTACGGCGTTTTAAATTCCATTGATGACAGCCAAGACTGGCCAGACGCTGGGGGCAGCATTGGCTACAATAAAACGCGCTTCCCCAGCACAAGCGAAGCAACAACAAGCGGCACGCCTTTGGTAGATGGTCTTGTTGTTTATGAAGAAGATAGCCAGCAAAAAATTAAGGTAGTCGGTAATGCTATCGGTGAAACTGGCTCGCAGCCATTGCCAGAGCTTCAAAACGTAGTGCTGACAATTGACGAAATAACAGTGCCTTTACAATGGCAATCTGACGGCACATATACAAGCGCCGGGCCTGATTTTACGTTGCTTAATTTTCTACAATCTATCGCCTGGCTACCTGTTTTCCCGGCCTACTATTTAGGCCCAGCATTGCCTGATGTTGGCTTAATTATTGGCGAAACTACAATTGGGCCCGGTCCGGCCTATGGATGGTTTAGCCGCGCTCTTTTAGATTCAATCGGTAAAACAGGCTCGCCGGTTATTGGGAGCTTTTATCCATCAAGCCAAGCCGGGCTCGATTTAGGCGGGATTAATGCGCAAGTTGATACGCTAGGCCGGCCTTACTTTTCACTATATGGCGCAGACATTTCAACACCGTTGCCAGACTTAGGGCCGCGCTATTTCAATTTAGAGGGCTTGCCAAGTATTGAGGTCAATTTTACAGCTGGTATTAATAGATATACGGCTTTTGTTGATCAATCTGTCATAGATTACTTTGCAACAAATCAAGATGCGCTCAAGGCTTGCACGATTACGGATCAACCTAACATTGATCCGCGCGACTTTGCAATTTTAACTAATGAAAATGCTGTGCCATTGACTACACCGCAAGGCGTTTTCTTAACTAATGGAAGATAATCACAATGTCAGTTCAAAACTATACTGAATACATGCCGTATCGCTTTATCACTAACGCCGGCATTCAATTACCTAACGGCGATCCGGCCCAGGATTTAGCAAGCTTTGATGATGAATTAATCGCCGGCACCTATGAAATAAAAATCAGTCTAGTAGCTGATTACCAGGCAGCTAACGATAAATTGCACTTTCAGCTTTTCGGCGCGTTTCCATCGCCCGAAATTGTCAAAGAGAGCAAAGACAATGCCGAGGTTTTAGCGTTTAGTTATGCTTTTCCTGTTAGCTGGCCCGGTGGACAAATGCAGATCGATCTGCGAGCTTTTTCAGTTGGCGGCGATGTGTTTATTGAAGCTGCTAACCTAATGATACAGCGCGTCGCATGAGTTTCGACAAAGCCTGGTTAGCACAAACCATTGCCGGCTACATGCACCGTGAGGATTTAGAGGCGCAAATTAATAGCATTTTCATTCCTTTTGCTACACAGCGCATTGGCCGTGATCTACGCTCGCAAGCTAATAACTTGGTGATCGATTTTGACATGACAACCAACCCGGAAACGCTGCCGATCAATTTTGTTGCTATCCGGGCTTTAACGGTGAATGACAGCAACGGCAAGCGGCTGATTAAAAGCGGTACCTTGTCTGAAATGTCGCAATTCAGCCAGGGCTCAGGGCGATCTGTTTTTTATCAAATCAACGCCGATATGCTGAGCGTCGCGCCGACGCAGCTAGCAACCTATCAGCTAGACTATTTTGCCTATCCTGACGCATTGCTTACGGATGAAAGCACAAATGCGGTGCTTAGCGCCTATCCGTATTTGTATTTATACGCTGCGCTTGTCGAGGGCTTTTTCTACACGCAGGAGCCTGGCGGCCACGACAAAGCAATGGCTCAATATTTAAACGAGATCGAAAAAATCAACAAACAAAGCGCCAGCGCGCGCGGCGGCAGCATGCCGGCTGGGGGTTAAAAATGCCATTAGAAAATGCTAATTTTATTCAGCAGCTAGACAAAAACAACCCAATCGATACAGACCCAATCGCAAACGGTGATGATCATCTGCGCATGATTAAGCGCTGTTTATTGAACAGCTTAGCCGGCTTGCAAGGTGTCTTAGATTGGGACAGCGAAATTAAAGCGAATGATGCAACCAGCAATCGCGGCCTGACAACTAAGCAGCAAACCGAGGCGATAGCCAATGCAGCAGCTGCAGCAGCTGCAGCTAATAAACTTGAGGCCCCAGTGGCTCTAAGCGAGCTTAGCACATCATTACAAAATAAAATTAATAATATCGATGATAAGCTTGAAGCGCCGGTGCAAGAAAGCGAGCTAAGCACTGCCGTACAAAATAAGCTTAATTCTCAAGTGCAAGTTGAGGTATTTCAAGGCATTCGATATTTAGACTCTAACGGTGATAATTGGAGCGCATCGAGTGCCGGCAAAGATTATTCCTTTAAATATAATATTTTGAAAATTGGCGGCTATAAAAAGCTAACAGGCCGCGTTGAGCGTCTAAGCGGCGGCAATTCTTCTATTACGTTATCTAATTTCCGTTGGGGCTCAACACCTAATTTTGGCGTTTTTAGTGGCATCGATTACGTTTCAATTAATGTGACGCCCTATGACAACACACAGTCAGGCAATTCACAGTCATCCTATGCCTATGCAATAAACACAAGCAAGTGCGGTATTTCTGTTAGCCTGGCGAATAGTGGCGACGTTTTGCAAGGCTTTTCGATATCTATTGAAGGATCAGGTAGCTAAACAATGCAAGGCTTCAAGCGCGTAAAGTTAGACCTGATACCTGGCGGCATTGCCAACGATGCGCCGCCGGAATCTGTGCCGCCTAACGTATTCGACACCGGCCTAAATATGGTTATGCGTGACGGTGTACCAACGCGCGCGGATGGCTGGGCCGAAACCTTGGGCGCGCCTTTGTTTGATGTTGAATATCTAATTAATATTGAATCGCAGGGCGTTAATTATTGGGTTTATGGTGGCCGGCAAGGCATAGGCGCTACTGACGGCAACCAGCATTATGATTTAACGCCGGCTAACTATGTGCAAACAACCAGGCTCAACGAATGGACGGGCGCAGTTTTTAACGGCTTGTTAGTGTTGAACAATGGCCGCATGCCGCCGGTTTTCTGGCCTGGTACACCTGCAGAGGTTTGCGAAGAATTGCCAGAGTGGCCAGAGGATACATTGTGCGCTGCGTTGCGCGTGTTTCAAAACCATATCATTGCAATGGATATCACAGACCCGGTAGGCCGCTTTAAAGATTGGTTTTTGTGGTCTGATGCTGCCGAGGTTGGACAAATGCCGGACAGCTGGACGCCAGCCGGTGACAATGAAGCCGGCAGCGCTGTTTTATCGGCAACACCTGGCGCGATAGTGGACGGCGCACCTTTAAAAAATGAGTTTGTTCTATACAAGCAAAGCAGCACCTATGCGATGCGATACATAGGCGGTAATTTTGTCTTTCAGATTCGCAAAATACTTGATACATCGGGCATAAAATCACGCAATGCGGTGGCTGAATCTCGCGGCGTTCACTTTGTTATCACTGACTGCGATGTCATAGAATTTGACGGCCAAAGCTATATCTCAATAGCTGACGCCTCGAATAAAAACTACCTATTCAAATCGCTTACAGCTACGACAAGCGCCTTTGCGTTTGCGGTACCTAACACGCTTGAAACTGAAATCTATTTTTTCTATCCAGCGCAGCCGTCAGAAGTTTGCAATAGGGCCCTTGTATGGTCGCGCGATTCTAAAGCCTGGGGCGAGATAGAAATCGATAGCGGCACAACTTTTGCCGCACGGGGCATTGTGCCATTCGATGATGGTAGCTCGTTTTGGAATACAAACACTAACACCTGGCGCAATATCACGCGGCGCTGGGGTGAGACTAGCTACTTAACCATAAGCGCCAGTATTTTGATGTGTTTGAGTGATAACACGCTAAACAATTTAGGCGCTACGCCTGATCGTAACGGTGCTAGCGTTGATGCGTATTTGTCAAAAACTGTGATTGATTTGGGAGCGCAAGACCGGCGCAAGCTCTTTAAAAGAATTTGGCCGCGCGTTGAGGGTGCTAACGGCACAGAAATTATTTTTAGAATAGGCGCGCAAGACAGCCCCACAGAGTCAATACGTTGGGGCGAAGAAAAAACATTTATCATCGGCACAACTAAAAAAATTGATCTATTCGCATCGGGCCGATTTATGGCTTTGGAGGTTAGGTCTAGCGGCTTGCAGCCCTGGCGAATTACCGGCCTCGATATCGAATTGAATTTACAAGGTGGTTTTTAATGGCTTGGAAAATGACAGAGCCGCCAGGCAATAACAGCGTCGAAACTTTGCGGCTGTGGGTGGCTGATAACTTGCGCGAATTAGAGGGCCAGCTAGCTAACCTGGAGGAAACGCAAGTGCAAGCTGCAGCGCTAACTGTTGTGCTAGATGATCTTGATATCATCGGCCCAGTGCCGCCAGGCTTTCAGGTCGAGCGCTTGAGTAATAATCGCATTGTTATAACGCGGGTTTTGCCGTGAATTATTACTTGAAATCAAAAGACGATGTACGCAAGAACTGGCACAGCTACCGCGAATTAATTGGCCTGGCTTGCGCAAAAGACACAACCGAGCAGCTGACGGCTGCCGGCGTCTATTCAACGCTTTTGAATGGTGAAGCGCAGCTGGGAGTTATTGAAAGCGATAGCGGCGCATTGATGGGCGCTTTTGTGTTTGAGGTTTTGCCAGTTGCAGATGGTGCTGCGCTTTATATAACAGCGTTAGCATGTAAAGAATTTATAGCCGATTTGCGCGGCTTCGATGAATACCTGCAATTCTTGTGCGTCGGTTATAAGTGCAAATCAATCATTATGACAAGTCGGCCAGGCTTTCAAAAAATATTATCAAAGCTTGGCTATGCTAAACGTGCAGTCGTGCTAAAAAAGGAGCTTTAAAAATGGGCGCATCATCATCAAAAGGACAAAGCAAAGAGCGGTCGAGAAGCGGCAGCACTTCGACATCGAGCAGCGCATCCAATAGTTTTATCGATCCAACTCAAGCCGGCTATCTTAATGATTTATGGAATAGTGCCGGCAATTTTATGGCCGGCGGCGGCGGTGCTGTAAATCCTAACCAGCAAGCAACGGCGCTAGATATGACAGTGAATAATCCTTATATGGCAAGCGTTAACAATTTTGCTACGCCTAATAACGATTTGTTAAACCAGCAAATCGATAGCTTATCAAGCAACCTATCCGATCAATTTAACAACGTAATAATGCCAGGCATAACCAGTGAGGCTCAAATCGCCGGCCAGTACGGTGGAGGCCGTCAAGGCGTCGCAGAGGCTAACGCAGCCGGTAAATTCGCTGATGCGTTTACCAATGGCGCTACGGCTCTTTATTCTAACGCCTACAATACAGCTAATCAGGCGGCGCAGTTTGGCGCTACACAGTTTTCTAATATGGCTAATCAATATAATAATGTGCTTAGCTCCCAGCAAATGCAAAATATGCTGCCCTTTATAACCTTATCGCAAATCCTTGGCAATCCTACGGTGCTCAATCAATCAACGTCACAAAGCGATGCAAGCAGCTGGAGCACAGGCAAGAGTGATAGCTGGAATCTTGGCGCTACAATAGGTGCATCCTAATGAATCCTTTACTACTTCTAGCCGGTGGCCTGCAGATGTATGGCCTTAAACAAGGCAGCGATTACTTCACCAATAGAAGCCGCGAAGCGGAGCAGGGCCGGCGCACTGATTTCTTAAATCAGATTGATGAATCGATGAACCCGCCGCCGCCTGGCCAAACAGATATCGATCGTAACATGCAATTTACAAAGCAGCTGCTTGCGAATCCTGACTTTGATCGTATGTCGGGGGGTTTGCTGCAGCAAGCTATGCAGAATCAAAATGCTAACAATCGCTTTCAGCAAGAATTTAACAGCTTGTCAGCTTATCAGCAAGAGCAGTTAGCACTGCAGCAGCAAAGGCAGCAGCAGCTGCAGCAGCAAGCCATGATGATGACGCCGCAACAAAAAGCTGAACAAGTAAGGACAATGCGCACAGAGTACAACAAGGCGCAGCAGGGCTTCATTGATTTAGGTACTCAATATCGATCATTAATGCAGAGCTTAGCTAAGGGCAAAACCGGCGCTGATACGTTAGCAACCATATTCCAAACTATGAAAGTGCTCGACCCTGGCGGCGTAGTACAGCAAGGCGATATCAAGTCAGTATTATCAAGCTTTGGCTTTGAAGAGAATATCATTAATAAATTGCTCGCGTCCGGCGGTGAGGGCATGAGCTACGAAAGCCGCAAAAAGATTGCTGATGCTATGACAACAATTTATCAGCAGCGCTACAGCGACGCTATGAAGATGCGGCAAGAATATGAGAATGTAACGGCGGCCTGGCTTGGATCGATGGGCATTGAATATAACCCGGTTTCGGTGTTTGGTGCTGTGAATTTAGAGCCGTTTGAGTTGCCAGAATTTGAGGGCGCACCAAGCGCCTTTAGCGGCGGCAGTAACTCGCCAAAATTTGATAAAGCGCCTGACGGCTTTGATTTTAACGATCCAACGAAACCCAGGCCAGGCAATCCAGGGCGGGGCGCGCGATGAAAAAGATATACGACAAAGACGGCAACGCGTTTTGGTGGAATGGTGAATACAACCCGGACGGCAGCCCACAAGTGCAGCCAGAAACGCAGCTCGATATTAATTTGAGCCCTTTTGGCATAGATACTGGCATCCCCTTGCCTGATCCTATTGCAGCCGCGCTTGTGAGTGCTGGTAGCACGTTCAATAAGGCCGGTTATGCTATGGGCGATATGTTAGGCTTGATCGATGACCAGGACAAAGCGCAATTAAATCAAGAGCAATCCTTGCTTGCAGGTTTAGAGCGTGATTATCCGATATCGACAACCGTTGGCGGTGCGTTGCCTTTCTTGCCTACTGCCGTTTTTGGTGGCTTGCCAGCAGCTGCAGCAATTGGCGGCGCGGAGGGTTTTTTAGACTATTCGCCTGATAGTAGCGCTTTATGGCGTACAGCTAAGGGCGCAGGTTTTGGCCTGGCCGGTGATTTTGTCGGCGGTTTAGCTACGCGCATGATTAACGGCGTTAGGCTCGCAGCGAGCCGCACAGATGCACCTATAAGCGAAGCGGCGCAGTATATGAAAGGCCGGGGCGTAGATACAACACCGGGCCAGAAATATGACAGCGACCAGCTAAAGCAATTTGAAGCCGGCGCGAGTAAAAATATGCTAATGGGTAATTACTTTAGCAAAACTGGCGCAGCACAGCGCGAGCTTGCTGCCGGTGATATGGTTGAGGCGATTGGTTTAGATAAATCTATTCTTGATATGACTGGCGGCAAAATTACGCCAGAAATCATCGACAAGGCAGAGGCGCGGCTAGACGATTATTTTAGCAATTTTACAAAAGGCATAGGCCGCTTAGACCTAAATCCTGGCTTAGTTGATGTGATCAAGCAAGACCCGCAATTCAAGAAAGCGCAGCGCCTTGGTTTCTTTTCTACCATTGGCGATGACGCACCGTACATTGTTGGCAATGAATACCAGCAATTACGGCAGATATTAGCGCAGAGCGCGGCTAAAGAGGCTAATAACGGCCAAGGACAGATAGCTGAGCTAATGTATAACAAGATTGAGCAGCTAGACAATTCTATCGCGCGCTTTGTGCCGGATGAGTTTTTAGACGATTACGCCAGGGCGCGCGAGCAATACCGCGTCTTACAAATCCTGCAGACCGGCGGCAAATTAAATGCTGATGGTGATTTGTCTATCAGGTCAATGAATACGGCTATTAACCGCGAATTTGGCAAGAAAGCTTCACGCGGCCAAACTAACAAGATGCAGCCCGAAACCGCGCAGTTATTCGACATGCTGCGCAATCTCAATAGCGGCGATATCTTACCCATTGCCGGCGATAGCGGCACAACTGGCGGGTTAATGGCTGACAATCTGATCAGCGATATAGGCGATGCTGTTTTTAGAGGCAATGAAAAGGGCGGTATCGAAAACATACTTAGCCGGCTAATGTTCGGCAAATTGTATGAAACCATAGGCCGTAAAGCACCTAATTTGATTGGCGGCATGTTAGACGATCCAGGGAAAGAAGCAGAGCTTTTAAAACGCCTGGGCGCGCGTGTAGCAGCTGCAGAGGCTAACGAGGATGAATAAAATAGAAAAAGCCAGCTTTTACGCTGGCTTGTTTGTGTGGTTAGTGCTGGCTATGTCGGCCTGTACCTTTATCTATACCGGCACTAATAAAGATACGCAGATCGATATCCAGGTTCACGACAAAACCGAAGTGATAGCCGACTAACAATAGACTTCTAAGCGTATGTTTTCAGCTGCAAAGGCTTCTGTTATACGGTCAAGCTTGTCGATTGACTCAGTAAATTCTAGATGGTCGTTGATTTCGTTTGCCTGTACTATTTTGCTGCTTTCTCGCATTGAAGTGCGTAAACCGTCGACGGCCCTAGCCCAATTTATACGAGTTTGGCACCCGGAAATAATAGCGCGGCGATACGTTGCGCGATCTGCTTTATGCCGTCTGCGCTCACTCTCGACTTGGTTTGCTGCATCGAGCAAGCTTTGGTGGCTTGCTGCTAATCTGCGCTTACTTGCAATATTTATCAGATATAAATCTCGATATGTAATAAGTATTCTATCCATCTATAAAGCCTCGATTTTTTTTAAGTCTCGTTTAATCACTCTTATCAAATGTGTGCGAAAGTGGGGCGAGCAATACTCAAGCCAACTCGTTAACATATTGATTCTATTGATTAATTGTGGGATTTCGCGCGACTGCGCGTTGCGTTTCATCATCTTTCTGCCTCGAATAAGAAAGGGATTAAGCCAGAATTGGCTGGTTAGATATTATACAGCGTTGATTTGTTTTATCAATCAGTTTGCTTTATGGTGTTGTTTCGGTTTTGGCGGCTGCAGCTGTCGCCTTAGCCGAACCAATAAAAAAGCCGGCTTAATAGCCGGCTTAGTATCAATGTGATTTATCGGTTTTCGAGGCCTGGTAGATAGCATTGATAGGGCGAATATTACTTACCTGCCCTTTCAATGTCAAACCTAATTGCCTCACAACTTTTAAATCACGGCCCGGACGTTTGGGCGCGTTTAATAGCGCGCGTATTTGCAAGATGCTGTGGGCGTTCAAAAAGGGTGCGGCAATCACGGGTAACACCAGGCCGCAGGGTTAAGAGGTTGAGAGCTAGGCGCATCAAGCGCCGGCGGTGGCTTTGGTAAATGCTTAGTAAACCTAGTCTAGCGTAAGCTCTTTTCGCAATGCTCCCCGGTGTGAGGTGCTAAAGCCTGTAAAGCATTGAGCGCAATTAATATAGCTAAGATTGCGCGCCTGTGATTCCTGTCCGACGTTGACGGCATTACTTGCAGCAAACCTAAAGCTTCTTTTTTTTAAGGGGGCTTTAGGAGAGCTGTGCCCGTTCAAACCTTCCTCCGCATCCTGCATTAAGCCCGTCCAAAAAAACACTGTCATTAATCACTTTATTTTGCGATTTCTTGAAAGTGTGTCGCTGCTTTGCTAATGTTCGCTTTCCTGGCCTCCCGCCTACTGTCTTTCTGTCTCGAAAGTGCCGTATGTATTTTGTTGAAACTGGCCAGGGTAATGAGCCCGGCTTTTATTCCGATATTTAGGCCGGGCTTTTTATTACAGCTTTGTAATGTTACTCCAAGTCTTATAACGTCTGATGTCGTCGTTATAAAGTATCCGTTTTATTTTTTATTCTTGTTATTGCTTGTTTTTTGTTCTAATGTTGCCCTTATCAGTTAGGAACTGACGCGAGAGATCGCATCGTAACTTATAGATTTTGGTGATGCCGCGAACGAAAGGAAGTTTAAACAAGGGTACAATCGATTTTTTGCAAGCTTATGATCGCTTAGCTGCAAAATACATTGACCCACTTGAGCTTATGTTTGCCATTGCTTCCAATGATAAAGGCTTGCAAAGTGAACTGGTGGAGGGTGAACAAATCACCCTAAGCCAGCGATCTTTTGCCGCTAAGGAGCTTTTGGGCTATAGATACCCAAGGCTAAAAGCTATTGAGTTGCAAGCAGAAAAGGAAAACACCCAGCTTGAGATAGGCTGGCTAGACGATTTAGCCGGCGATGACTCAAGCGATAACGATCCCTTACAGACCGCACAAGTACCAGAAAAACCTGCACAGCATTAGCGATAATCATCGCTTTTGCGTTATTTTGTGTCATAGGCGCTTTGGTAAAACCTATTTTGCTTTAAATTGGTTAATTAAGCGCATTATCTGCGCAACCGATCTACCAGGCGCACCCGCTAAAGGCTTTTATTGCTGCCCCAAACAAACCCAAGCGCGCAAAGTCGCTTGGGAATATCTACAATTCTTCTGTCGCGTACTCCCTGGCTATAAGCCCAATAAGCAAGAACTTTCAGTTACCTTTTTAGGCGGCAAAAAAATTACGTTAGCAGGTAGCGACACTGCAGACGCACATCGCGGAATCTATTTAGACGGCCTTGTGCTTGATGAAGTGGCGCAAATGTCACCAAGCGTATGGGGCGAGATATTTAGGCCAGCACTAGCAGATCGCCGCGGTCATTCTTTAATGATTGGCACCCCAAAAGGGCGCATGAATCTTTTTTATGAGTTATACGATCAAGCCGCCAATCTGCCAGGCTGGGCGCGTAAAATCTTCACAGTCGAGGACACCGGCAGCGATTTGATAGACGCTGACGAATTAGAAGCGGCTCGCCGCGAAATGACTAAGGAAGAATACCAGCAAGAATTTTTATGCTCATTTGATGCAGCCATTAGAGGCGCATATTTTGCCGATGATATAAGCGAAATCGCGTCAAAAGGGCAGATCACAAAAGTAGCCTACCAATCAGAGGCTAAAGTTTATACATGCTGCGATCTAGGCATGGCTGATAGCTTTGCTATTTGGTACTTCCAGCTTGTCGGCAATGAAGTCCATTTTATCGACTACGATGAATTTTTTGGCATGGGCTTACCTGCAGTCATTCGCAAGATGGATGAAAAAGGGTATTTCTACGGCGAACACTACGCCCCGCACGATATAAGAGTGCGTGAGCTTGGCCCTGGCGTGTCGCGTGAGGAAACAGCGCGCAAGTTAGGCGTTAGGTACAGGATGACCCCTAACATATCAGTCGCAGACGGCATTGATCGCGCGCGGATTATGTTGCCGCGTTGCTGGTTTGATGAAGAAAAATGCGCGGCTGGCCTTGAGGCGCTGCGCATGTATCGCACCGAATGGGATGATAAAAAGCGCAAGTATTCTGATACACCTATCCATGACTGGACATCGCATGCAGCCGATGCATTCCGCTATGTCGCTGTTAATTTCAGCAAGGGCTCACAAAGTGCGCTTAACTTTGGCGAAACGATCAACTGGTCGAAACGTGATCAAAAATTGGCTAATTTCTAATGAAAAAAGATGACCTTAAAACAGCAGTAAAGCAGCAGATTAACGACGCAGAGGGCTATTACACCGACGAATTAAGCGCCAACCGCGAAAAGGCGCTCGATTATTACTACGGCAGACCGCGCGGCGATGAAGAACCAGGCGCAAGCGTTGCAATCAGTATGGACGTCGCCGACATGCTTGAGGCCACAATCGCTGGCATGTTGCCGGCGTTTGATACTAACGACGTCATCGAATTTGAAGCGCTAAGCGAAGATGACGTGCAAGCGGTCAAGCTAGAAAGTGAGGCAGTTTCTTACTTCATCATGGAAGAAAACAACGGCTATTTGACGCTTCAAGAGGCTTTCAGGGATGCGCTTCTACTAAAAAATGGCTTTGTTCGGGTGCATGTTAAGGAAACCATAGACACTACCACAGATAAACTTGAGGGCTTGACCGAAGATGAATATATCGGCGCTTTTGCAATGGCTAACCCGGATGACGAGACAAGCATCGAGTTAATCAACCCGATTGAAAAAGACGGTTTAATTGATGTCACACGCCGCACCACTAAAACCAAGCGCCAGCTGTGCGTGTATTCCGTTGATCCTACTTGCTTTCTTTACACTTCAAATTGGCATGAGCCTACGCTAGATAACGTGCCATTTTGCGCGGAGCGTTGCTATTACACGCGCAGCGAATTGATAGAAATGGGCTTTAAACGCTCAGTCGTTGAAAATCTTGATCATATCAGCCTTGATACGCATGGCGATAACCAGGCGCGCAACCAGGGCGAGAAAAAGCCTAAGCAATTCATTAGCGTTGACAAGTCAACTGATGTGATCGAGTGTTACTGGGCATATTATCGCATTGACTATGATAATGACGGCATCGCAGAGCTACGCCGCATCTTTATGGCCGGCGATGAAATTCTGTCTAATGATCCCTTTGAATATGTACCGTATGCAACCGGCACTGCGTTTCTGCAGCCGCATCGCATCGAGGGCTTGAGCCTTTACGACAAGCTAAAACAAGTACAAGATCAAAAAACCACTACGCTGCGTCAGTATCTAGACAATTTCAAAAACGGCAATAATCCAAAAATGGGCTATGTCACTGGCATGGTCAACCTGGATGATTTAACCAGCCAGCGCCCCGGTGGCCGCGTCGCTATGGAACGCCCGGACGCATTAACACCAATCCCAACTCAAGACATAGGCCCGTCAAGCTTGGCCTTGCTGGGCTACCTGGATCAGACAAGATCGGAGCGCGGCGGCGCGTCACTTGATATGCAAAACGCTAACGCGCAGTTAGTTGGTGAGACTGCGCAAGGCATTGAGCGGCAATATTCCGTTAAAGAGCAATTAGCGGCCATGATGACTAAGACGCTCGCAGAGACGCTAATAAGCTCAATTTGGCGCATTACACACAAAGCGCTGCGATTAGAGCGCGCCGGTAAGATGATTTTCCCCAGTGTTTCAGGCTTTTCTGAAACCAACCCGGCAGATTGGCCGGAGCGTAACAAAGTCAACGTGAAAAGCGGTTTATCGTTTGCTGAGCGAAACAAGAAAACGCAAGCGCTCAGCAATGTACTGCAGCAAATGAGCATAGCTGCCCAGGCCGGCCAGGCTGGCGTATTGTTCACCATGCAAGGCTATTACGACGCGCTAATCGATTTAGCTAAAGCTAGTGGCCTTGATAACGCCGAGCAATACTACCAAAACCCGCAATCACCTGACGCGCAAAAAGCTATCAAGGGCCAGCAACAGCAACAGCAGCAAATGCAACAAATGCAGATGCAGCAGCAGCAAATGATCCAGGCAATGCAGCAACAAGCAGCTGCTTTCGAAAAATATAAGCATGATTCCGATTTGCAATTTAAATATTACAAGGAGCAATTAGAGGCCGCTTTAGAGGAAGCTAAGTTTATTGCCGGCGCTGAAAAAGATTTTAGCTTAGCTGCAGCAAACAAACAGGCAACGGCAACCAGTGAAGCAGCTACAAAAGAAAATTGAAAATATAGCAGAGGCTAAGCGGCTGCAGTTGTTTAAGCAGTGGCAATCCTCAGTTGATGCAGTTGAGCGCGAGCGCCTTTTTTATCAAGTAGAGGCGCTTAACTCAATAACCAGGCAATTACTTGATGACATAAAAAAAACGGACGGTTAAAACATGGAATTAGCAAACGAAAATAAAACGACACAAGTAGTAGATGCATTAGTGGCCGGCGCTAAACCGCCAGGCGCGCCAGCTGATGACACGCCACCGGCTGACGATACGCCGCCAAAAGATACGCCGCCAAAAGATACGCCGCCAGCTGATGACACGCCGCCCAAAGATGCGCCACCGGCTGACGATACGCCGCCAGCTGATGACACGCCGCCCGGTGATGATCTGCCGCCAAGCGATGATCCCGTTATGCTAACAGATTTAGCAGAGCAATTAGGCGTTGAACAAAGCGACTTATACGAGGCCAGCATTAAACTTGCCGGCAGTGGTGAGACAATGACCATTGGCGAATTAAAAGACGCCTACACCGACTTACAGCCTAAGATCGAGCAATTAAAAACGCTTGCCGATGATCGCATGCAGTTGAAAACGGAAACCATCAAAGCTACGAAAACGCTTGAAACATTGGTGCAGCATTTACCGCCGGAAGCGATATCGCCTGAATATATTGCCCAGGTTGAAAAGTATCAAGATCATCAAAAAGCCGTTGAAAATCAGCGCTTATTAGAAGCCATGCCAGAATGGGCTGACGGCCCGGTGTTCAAAAAAGACCTGGATCGCATGGCCTCAACAATGGAGCGCTACGGCTTTGATAAACGTGAAATGTCATTTATCACGGATCACCGTTATTTATTAATGCTTAATGAGCTTGGCAAACTGCGAGAGCAGATAGACCAATCAGCGATTGATGCTAAGAAATCATTAAACAAAGGCAGCAAGCGCGCCACAACAAGCCAGAAACAGGCGAAAAGCTCTAAGCAGAGCGCGGCAGCTAAGCAGCGACTAGCCGCAGCCAAAGCTGGCAACAAACAAGACAAAGCCGCTTTAGTTAGCGAGTTATTTACAAGTACAAAGGACATTTAAAAATGGCTACATCCGATTATTGGTCAAGTGCCGACCTAAAAGGCATAGCAGACGGCGGTCTTATAAAAGAAGACGTTATGAATAAGATACACGATATTAGCGATATCCCGCTGCCATTTTCTGACATGGTAGGCAGTGATAGCTGCGATAATTCGTATGCAGAGTGGACAACCGACCGCTTGGCAGAGCCTGACACCGACAACGCAAAAGTCGATGGCCAGGACGCATCCGGCAACGACACCAAAGGCGGTGCGCGTGTTGGTAATCAATGTCAGATTTCAACCAAAGATGTGATTGTCACGCAGCGCGCTAATAACTCTGACGTTATAGGCCGCGCTAATGAACTTGCTTATCAAGTTATGGAGCGTCAGAAAGAGCTACGCCGCGACCGTGAAGCAATCATGCTGACTTCGCAAGGCTCGCAAGCTGATAACGGCAACGATACACCCGGAAAAATGGGCGGCTTCGGTGCTTGGTTAGTGTCTAACACTGATCGCGGCGACGGTGGCGCAGATGGTGGCTTTGCTTCTGGCGTCGTTTCTGCACCTACAGCCGGCACCACACGCCCGCTAGCGTTTAGCACTGTGCAAGATATCGCCGGGCAAATCTGGGAGGGCGGCGGCAATCCTACCGTGATCATGTCGGTACCTAAAGTCATTCGCAACCTATCGCGCTTTATGTTCACTGACAGTGCGCAAATTGCCACGCTTACCAGTGAAACTACGCAGAGCCGCGAGCAGTCAGTCGCTAAAGGCGCTGTCAATGTGTTGGTGACTGATTATGGCATAACGCTTGAAATGAAGCCTAACCGCTTGATGCAAGCTGATGATGCAACGCCAGGCAGTGAAAGCGCGTCGCTGTATTTCATTGATCCTGAATATGTCACCGCGTCAATGCTGCAAGGCTATCAGGTAGCTGAGCTTGCCAAAACTGGCTTAGCAGAAAAACGCGAAATGTCAGTTGATGGCACTTTAAAAGTGCTTAACGAAGAAGCCCACGGCGTCATTGCAGATATTAATTATACAGCTGCAGTCGTTGCTGAGCCGGCTTAGAATTGGAGGGCTTAGCCATGTCAACATTATTTGATGATGTCAACGATCCGTCCGTTTCGTCGGTTATCGGTAGTGCTGGCGCGGCTGAGCCAGCCAAGCCAAAAACTAAGAGAGTGAAGCGCAAAACAATAATTAATA